ACAAAGAAACAGTAGCGAAGAATGACAACACTGTATTGTCGAACCACCTGAACTTCTTCAAACCTGATTTCATCGGGACCAACCGAATAAATGGCCGTCAGATTGTTCTGGATTATCCACGTTGCTTCAATGCAGCATCAATTGCTTCCAGACTACTTCTAGGGATCACTGAAATTCCTCAAGTGAGCAAACAGGAGATACTTTCCTTTATTCTTTCTAAGGATACTTCTTCTGGCTTACCATTCAGAATCAAGAAGAACCTTCTTGACTATGAGGATACCTTTGATCTACTTGAAAGAGTGATTAATGATTTTAAGGTTTCTCATCTCCTATCTCTTGGATCCGTTATCGCTCACCGCTACCAGGTAGTACGTAATGGAAAAGATGGCTTATATACTCACAAGAGTAGAATTATCTTTGTCGTAGACATAATTTTTCTTATCTTACAAGCTTACCTTTTCTTTGGTATTAACAAACGCTTTTTAGATAGATCAATTACTCAACCTCTCTCTTGTGTGGGTCTCAACCCTTCTCAGCTTTGTCATCGCGTTCAAGATTTACGCAGGTTAGCCCTGCGCGAAAAATCTGATCTTTTAAACATCGATTTTTCAAAATTTGACTCTACGTCAAAACCTTATCTTAAGTTACTTTTCTTTAGTTCTATGTTTGTTTATACTTTTAAGCAGAAGCCTCTTTTTCATAGGAAAAGAAATTTCTTTAATATTTATTGGGGCTGTGCTTTAATTAGCACTTATCATCCCTTTTACTTAGACAAGACTCGCTTCATGGAACAAAAGATTGGTACTAACATGTCTCCATCTTTTACTATGGGAACAACAATTAGTGGTGAGTTTATCACTACATTTTACAACACTTGGGTACACGTATTTCTGATCTCTTCTTTCTTACTTTCTAGAGGGAAATCAATAGAATACATCCTTTCTATTCTTTCAGGAAGTGTACCTCACGCATCGGTCTACGGAGACGATGGTCTTTATCTCTGTAGTCTAATCAGTATAAAACCCTATATAGACCATGTCGAATCTTTAGGTTTTTCAATAGGTTCTGATTATTCGATAACTTCACCCTATCAGGACTTGTACTTTCTTGGCAGATACTTTGACGACTCCGGTCGTCCATTTCAGCCCTTAAATTGGTTTATTTCACACAGTGTCTATCCAGGTAACTTCAACTCTAGGGTGAGCTCCAAAGCTTTAGTGTCTTCTAGACACTACTCATTGTTGACTACCGTCAGCAATTTTACGGATGGATTGAGTCTATTCTCTGCAATTGACCCTCAGTTGCGTTCTGATCTCGAGGCTTACTCCCTCAACATAGATCATGAGATACTTATTCTTTCCTATGAGACTAACGTCTTATTCAGGATGCGTATGCATGATTTTCTTATAAATTGTGATCTTCGTTATCCAACAATCAGCCTAGATTCTAGGCAAATTATGCTCAGAGAACTGAGTAAC